TAAATTCTATTGTGAAGTTAGTAATGCACACGCACAAACTTTACAAGCACAACCACACTCTGCCGGTAGTTCAGCAGTATTGACTTTACCTATCGCAACTGGTACTTTGATTGGTACAGGTGATACTAATACTGTATCAAATACAATGATTACTAATTCAACAATTACAATACAAGATGATAGTTCAACGCAAGACGCAGTTGCATTAGGAGAGACAATAATATTTGAAGGTGGTTCTGGTATAACAACTACAGTGACAGATAATAAAGTATCATTTGCTACAGATGGTTCTATTGTAACAGAAACATCATCTGACACGTTGACAAATAAAACTTTAACTAGTGCTGTATTGAATGGCACTATTTCAGGTACATCTATAAAAGATGAAGATGATATGACATCTGATTCTGCTAGTCATTTGGCAACTCAACAATCTATTAAGGCATATGTAGATTCGCAAGTGACGGCACAAGATTTAGATTTTCAAGGTGATTCTGGTGGCGCTCTATCAATTGATTTAGATAGTGAAACATTAGACATCGCTGGTGGTACAGGTATTGATACTGCTGGATCAGGAAACACATTAACAGTAGCGATAGATAGTACAGTGGCCACATTAACGGGTACACAAACATTTACAAACAAAACTTTAACTAATCCAAAAATTAATGAAGATGTGGCAGTCACAGCGACAGCGACACAATTAAATCACTCTGTTGGAGTGACTAGTGCTATTCAAACACAATTAGATAATAAGGCAGCGAAATCGTTTGCTATCGCTCAAGCAGTCGCACTTGGATAGATTATAAATATAAGTAAGGGAATAAAATGGCAACACCAAGTAGTAGAGAGGCATTAAAACAATACGCTTTGAGAGCGTTAGGGAAACCTGTAATTGATATAAATGTTGATGATGACCAACTAGAAGATAGATTAGACGAGGCGTTTCAATACTACGCACAATATCATTATGATGGTATTCGTAGAACATATTTAAAATATCAATACACAGAAGCTGACAAGGCAAGAATGACTGTTGATGGGTCAGATGAAGTAGTGACTAAAAATGGTGTGACTTCAACTTTCAAAGAGGGTCAAAATTTTATAGTTGTGCCTGAATCAGTAATATCTGTAATTAACATATTTCCGTTTTCTAATAAAGGTAATCTAAACTTATTTGACGTAAGGTATCAATTAAGACTAAATGACCTTTATGATTTTTCTTCTACATCTGTAATAAACTATGATATAGTATTAAGACATTTAGATTTTTTAGATCACATACTAGTAGGTGAAAAACCTTTAAGATTTAATCAAATGGATAATAGATTATATGTTGATATGGATTGGAAAGAAGATTTACAAGTAGGTGAGTTTCTTGTTATAGAGTGTTATAGAAAATTAGACCCAGCGACTTTTACTGATGTAAACAATGATGTATTTTTAAAAAGATATGTCACTGCGTTATTTAAAAAACAATGGGGCGCAAACTTATCTAAATTCAATGGTGTCGCTATGTTAGGTGGCGTCACTTTAAATGGACAACAAATTTATTCAGAGGCTTTATCTGATATAGAAAAGTTAGAAACAGAATTAAGAACAACATACGAATTAAACCCAGCTCTAATGATAGGATAATGCCATGCCAGTTAATCACTATTTCCAAGATGGTAAGGGCATAGGTAATACAGCCGAAAAAAGACTTTACGAAGATTTAATTATAGAAGGCCTAAAGATATATGGCCAAGATGTTTATTACTTACCAAGAACACTAGTCAATAGAGATTTAATTTTAGGCGAAGATATGTTGTCTAAATTTTCATCTGCGCTTTTACTTGAGGCGTATATGGAAACAACTGAAGGTTTCGCAGGCGAACAAGAGATTATTAATAAGTTTGGTTTAGAGATTAGAGAAGATACTACCTTTATGATCTCTAAAAGAAGATTTAATCAAGCAGTAGATGAAAAGGCTACTTTAGTTAAAGAGGGTAGACCAAACGAAGGCGATATAATTTATATGCCTTTGATGAATAGTTTTTTTGAGATACAATTTGTACAAGATCAAGAGCCATTCTTTCAACTAGGTCAACTACCAGTTTACAAACTAGTATGTACTAGATGGGAATATAGTTCAGAACAAATTGATACAGGTCTTAATGAGATTGATAGTGCTGAAGATCAATATAGTTTAGATCAACTGGCTCATCAATTTACTTTAGAGAATGAAGTTGGATCGTTAAAATTAGAAAACGATAGTGCAAGTGGTGATAGTAATTATCTATTATTAGAGACTTACGATTTACAAACTCAATCAACTTATGCTCAAAATAATGATTTAGATAATCAGGCAGGGTTTGATACATCTTCTACAACAGATGATATATTAGACTTTACAGAACGTAACCCATTTGGAGAGGTTGACTTTTAATGTTTGGAACATATTTTTATAACGAGAGTATGAGAAGAATGACCATAGGGTTTGGTCAAATCTTTAATAATATACAAATCAAAAGAAAAAACTCTAGTGGCGAAGTTGTACAATCAATTAAGGTACCACTAGCCTATGCACCAAAAGAAAAGTTTTTAGCGAGATTAGATCAACAAGCAAGTTTACAAGATAGAGAGTTTTCAATAACTTTACCTCGTATGAGTTTTGAAATATCTGGTATATCATACGACCCGAGTAGAAAATTAACCCGAGTTCAAAAATATAAGACAGTGAAATCTGGTAAAGATGGAAAGGTATTAAACTTTAATTATACTCCTGTTCCTTACAATGTGTCATATAATCTTTATTCCTTTACAGCCAGTGCTGAGGCAGGATTACAAATTATAGAACAAATACTACCCTTCTTTCAACCAGATTTCACGGTGACTGTCAATGCGATACCTGAATTGAATATTAAAAGAGATATACCCATTGTTTTAAATAGTGTGAGTTATGAAGACACTTATTCTGGTAATTTTGAAAGTAGAAGAGCAGTAATTTATACATTAGGGTTTACTGCGAAGACTTATCTATTTGGCCCTGCGTCAACTCAAAAAGTTATCAAAGAAACTCAATCTGATTTATATACAGATACTGACACTACAAATAAAGCGAGAGAAATGAGAATAGTAATTACTCCTAATCCTACAACGGCTGACGCTGATGATGATTTTGGGTTTACAACAACAATTACAGATCACTCAGATGGTAAAAAGTATAATACAACAACGGATAGTGACGAATAAATAAAGATATGGCAATAGATAAAATAGTTAGAAATATAGTAGAAGATGACGCTGTTACAGAACCTAAAATAGCAGCTGGCTCAGTAGATAATACTACTATTAATAAAACAATCATATCAGGTTTAACAGAATTAACTGAAGTTGCTGATAATGATGAATTACTTATATATGACGCTAGTGCTGATGCGTTGAAAAAAATAGATAAAAGTCGTACAACAGCTTTCGATTTTCCTACTTATACTAGTGTTTCACCCACATCATCACAAACAGTAGATGGTGGTAATATTACATTTACAATTACAGGTACAGGTTTTACTGCAGGTACAAACGCAAGATTAATTAGTAATACAGGTGTTAGATTAAACTTTGATAGCGTAACTAGAGCGAGTGCCACATCAATAACTGGTACAATCGCTAGATCAAGTTTATTAGTTGCCCAATCACCATATGATGTACAAGTTATCAATGGTGAGGGTTTATCTGTCATAGGTGCTAATCAAATTAGTATTGACACTACTCCAGTCTTTGTGACAAGTGCTGGTTCTTTAGGAACAGTCACTGAGGGAGATGCAGTTGATATAGAAGTGATTGCGAGAGATCCAGATTCATCAAGTGCGGTGACTTTTGAAATACAATCAGGTAGTTTACCTGCGGGTTTATCTTTAGTAAATCAATCAGGCGATAGTTGTAGAATTACAGGAACTGCCTCTGCGGTTTCATCAGATACAACTTCAAACTTTACATTGAGAGCATTTGATAGTGCTAGTAATACAGTAAGTAGAGCATTCTCAATAACAGTAAATAATTTCTCTATGAATAGTGCTAGATTTAATATTGCTAGTTCTGATAGTTTAACAAGAACATTAGGAACACCTACTAACGCAAAAATATTTACTATGAGTTTTTGGGCAAAACTTATAGAAGACCCTGCTGGAAACGGACAAGAAATAATGGCTGGAGGAACTGATGGTTCAAATGAAACTTTTTTTAGATATACCTCAAATGAAACTATACAATTTAGACATGACCATGCATCAGATACAAATTGGCAGTTACAAACAACACAAAAATTTAGAGACCCATCAGCTTGGTACCATTTCGTAGCAGCCGTAGATACAACGCAAGGAACATCTACTAATAGAGTAAAACTGTATGTAAATGGTTCTCAAATAACAGATTTATCTACGGCAAATTACCCAGCACAAAATGAAGAACCTTTTTTAAATAAAAATGCGGCAGTATCAATCGGAAAACAAAACTATGGCTCACAACCAACGTTCGGAGGTTATCTTTCTGATTTTAATTTTATTGATGGCACTGCGCTCACACCTACTTCATTCGGAGAGACAGACAGTAATGGTGTTTGGGTGCCTAAAAATCCTTCAGGTTTAACCTACGGAAATAATGGCTTTAGATTAGATTTTGCTGATGCATCAGATTTAGGTGATGACGAGTCAGGAAATGGAAATGATTTTACAGAAAATAATTTAACAAGTTTAGATAAGTCAGAGGATACGCCTCAAAATGTATATCCTACTATTAATCCTCTATATGCTGGATTAAACGCAAACGAATCAATATCAGAGGGAATGTTAAAAGGTTTAAATACTGGTAACGGAGAAAACAATTATGTTAGTACAATGGCTGTTTCAAGTGGTAAATGGTATTTCGAAGCAAAGGCAGACGTTGCTGGTGATAACTATGCTACAATTGGGATAGTTAAAACAGATAGTGCTCTTCAAACAAATGGAAGTTGGTTAGGTAGTACAAGTGATAGTTATTTTTACAATGAAAACGGAAGTATAGGAACAAATGGTTCTGCTTCAACAACTGGTTTAGCAAGTTATACAGATGGCGATATAATAGGAGTTCGTGTAAATTTAGATGACAACGAGCTTCATTTTTATAAAAATGGCACGATTATAACTGCCACTGCTTTATCTATAACTGCTGGAGAATATTTTTTTGGTGGTAGGGTTTATAGTAATGCTACTGGTTGGTTTTTTAATTTTGGTGCTCCAGCTTATTCAATATCATCAAGTAATTCAGATGGAAATGGCTACGGCTCGTTTGAGTATGCTGTTCCTAGTGGTTACTATGCGCTCAACACAAAGAATTTAGCAGAATTCGGATAGGATATAACTATGGCATATACAACAATTAATAAAGGCGAAGATCACTTTAACGCAGTATTAACAACTGGTACAGGTAGTTCACAAGCTGTCACAGGCGTTGGATTTCAACCAGATTGGATTTGGGGAAAGCGTAGAGATGGCTCTGGCCATCCCACTCTCTTTAATAGTGTATTAGGAGTGACAAAAGGGTTGGAATCAAATCAAACAGGTGCTGAATTTACTTCAACAGATTACTATTCTAGTTTTGATACTGATGGATTTACAATAGCAGCAGGTGCGGGTGGTGCTGGAAATGGAAGTAGTGAAACAGCAGTTCAATGGTGTTGGCTCGCAGGTGGAACAGCACCAGCAATTACATATACAGTTAAGGTTGTAGATGATAGTGGTAACAAATATAGATTTGATGATTTTGGTACAAGTGCTGTTACTTTAGATTTACAAGAAGGTGGTACTTATACATTCGATCAATCAGATGCCTCTAATGATGGACACCCATTAAGATTTTACACTGCTGCAGATAAAACAGGTGGAGAATACACGACAGGAGTAACAACATCAGGTACTCCTGGTAATGCAGGGGCAAAGACTATAATTACAGTGGCCGCATCTGCGCCAACTTTATATTATCAATGCTCAATTCATGCTGGTATGGGTGGACAAGCAAATACAAATTCTACTCATGGCTCATCAAATTTTGCGGGCAGTACTCAATCACTTGTATCTGCTAACACTACCGCTGGAATTAGTATTATATCTTACACAGGAACAGGGTCAAATGCCACTATTGGCCACGGACTAGGTGCAACCCCCGCTATGTATGCAGTTAAAATAAGAAATGACACAGGTTATAATTGGATGGTTTATCATCATAAAAATACAGCTGCACCTGAAACAGATAATTTACATTTTAACACAACCGATGCAACAGATGACGCTGCTGGAGTTTGGAATGATACTGCACCAACATCTACAGTTTTTACTGTTGGTACATCTGGGTCAGTTAATCAAAACACTAGTACCTTTATAGCCTACTGCTTTGCAGAGAAAAAAGGCTTTAGCAAATTCGGAAGCTATGAGGGCAATGGAAATGCTGATGGGCCGTTTGTGCACCTAGGATTTCGGCCGGCTTTTATTGTGATAAAAAAATCAAGTGGAACAGAGGATTGGTCTATGTATGACACAGAAAGAAATGTAAATGGTACTTCAAATACTTTACCATTACTTGCTAATGATAATGGTGCTGAAAGTGGTTTTACAGGAAAAAATATGGATATACTTTCTAATGGTGTAAAAATAAAGACTTCAAATGGCGAATTAAATTTAGATAATGAGACTTATATCTACTGGGCGTTTGCTGAGCACCCTTTTGTATCTAGCACAGGAACACCTGTCACAGCGAGATAAATAGTATAAATAGTAAGAGAGAATTATGGCACTTAACAAAATAAAAACAAATTCAATTACAGATGACGCAGTAAATAGTGATAAACTCGCTGCAGGTTCAGTTACAAATACTGAGTTAAATAAAACTGCGATCACGGGTCAAACAGAGTTATCAGAAACAGCGAATGATGCTGACTTTGCGATCATATTTGACACATCATCATCTTCTCTTAAAAAAATATTAAGAAGTAATTTAAAACAACAAGGGCCTACAGTTACTGCTGTCTCACCTACAAACGCAAGAGAAGTAGATGGACCAACTATTAGTTTTACGATTACTGGTACAGGTTTTACTGCAGGTTCATCTGCTAGATTAATTGGTAACACAGGTAAAGTACAAGAGTTTGATACAGTCACTAGAGCGAGTGCCACTTCAATTACAGCAACAATTGCGTTTTCAAGTTTAGAACAAGCTCAAGAGCCATATGATGTACAAGTCACAAATGGTGAGGGTATCGCATCATTATTAACAAATCAAATTAATGTTGACGCATCACCTGTATTTACAACAGCATCAGGTTCTTTAGGAACAAATAAAGTTAATATCGCTGCATCTTATTCAGTAAATGCAACTGATCCAGATTCGGCTGGTAATGTAACATTTGAAATACAATCAGGTTCATTACCTCCAGGGTTTACACTTACAAATACAGCAGCAGAGGGTGGAACTGCTATAATCTCAGGTACAAATACATCTGTATCAGAGGTAACTACATTTAACTTTGTATTGAGAGCAGTTGACGCTGCGTCTAATACAACTTCGAGAGCATTCGCAATTACAATTAACCTACCAGTTACTCAATCGTTTACTTCATCTGGAACGTTTAGTGTTCCATCAGGCACAACACAACTTATAGAACTGCTGGAGGTGGCGGTGGTGCGGGCGGACTAATATTCTTCCCTGCTTATCCACTTACACCAGGTGGAACAGTTGCAGTTACAGTAGGTGATGGTGGAGGAAGTCAACCAATGCCTTCAGGTGGTGGTCTTACAGGACAAGATTCAGTATTTGGTGCTTCACCAAGCCCAGGGTTAGGACAAGGTGGAGTGTTAACTGCTAAAGGTGGTGGAGGTGGTGTCGTTTCTTATGTACCAGCAGATTGTGGAGCAGGAGGTTCTGGTGGTGGAGGAGGAACTAATTTAGGTACAACAGGTTCAGGTCAAGCAACTCAACCAACTCAACCAGGTAACTCTGGCGCTTATGGTTTTGGTAATAATGGTGGAACAGCTGCTGCTTATTCTCACCAGAGTACAGGTACTCCAGCTGCTGGAGGCGGAGGTGGCGCTGGTGCTGTTGGTGGTAATAATGGTGGAAACGGTGGTGTAGGTAAAGCATACACAATCGCTGATGGTACTACTTCAGTTTACTACGCTGGTGGAGGTGGAGCAGGAATGAGCTCATCTTCTGGTGGTCAAGGTGGTGCAGGTAATGGTGGTGATTATCCAGGTGGTAATGGTCAGTCAGGTCAAGCAAATAAAGGTGGCGGTGCGGGAGGAAGTGCCTCTCAAAACGCAGGTTGCAGACAAGGTGGTACAGGTGGTAAAGGTATTGTACTTGTAAGATACTAACCTATCTAAATATTATATTATGATTGATGACATTTATATATTTGATAATATTATTGACTCTAAAGCTCAAAAAGAAATCCAAAACATAATCTTTAAAAATATTAGATGGCAGTTCATACCAGATGTCACTAACCCTGATAATAAACAACAAAGACCTGGTTTCAATTATCGTTTTATAACCGACCCAGAAAAAATACATGAGTGGCACACTGAAATGTGTATCATAGTTGATGCCGCTTGTAAGAAAATAAACTTTAAGAGAAAAGATTGTTTACAAGGTCGTTCATTTTTACAATTACCACTAAACTTAAAAGATAGAAGTATAGATGCTCCACACGTTGATGCTGACGTAGATCATATGGTTGTTTTATATTATGTGAATAATAGTGACGGAGATACAATAATATATGAAAACAAATTTGATAGTTATGATAATATACCTTTAAAGAAAGACTTGATAGAAAAGAAAAGGGTTACACCAAAAGCTGGTAGAGTTGTTTTATTTAATGGTAAACATTGGCATACAAGTTGCCAACCTGAACATAATGTTAGATGTATTATTAACTATAATGTGATATAATAAATAGTAATATGAGTAAATTAGAAAAACAAGTAAATGAAATATTAGGTATAGAGCCAAAGGAACCTAGTAAAGAAATTGTAAAACAAGAATTTAAACCAGCAGTACCTCGTAGAGAAGATGATAAGAAAGCTGATGTTGATAATGATTACAAATATAGTAGAGAAAATTACTATAACTTAATTGAAAGAGGACAAGAAGCGATTGAAGGTATATTAGATATAGCGAGAGAGGGTCAACACCCTAGAGCATATGAAGTCGCTGGTCAATTAATAGGACAAGTAGGACAGACAGTAGATAAACTACAAGACCTACAAAAGAAACTAAAAGACTTAAAAGAGTTGCCAAAGACTGCAAACGCCAATATTAAAAATGCGTTATTTGTAGGATCAACAGCAGAATTACAAAAAATGTTAAACAAGAAAACTGTTGAAACGAATAGTGAGCGTAAAAAAGAAAATGAAAACTTTGAGGGCAAAAACATCACACCCGAGAAAACAGATTCTAAAGATAAGTGATTTAACTTATAATAAACATTATACAAAGTATAATGTAAAATTAGATCAAGGTGTTGATAAGATAAATGATATTATGGACATACCAATTGAAGTATTTAAACATAAGATTAGTGAGACACCAAGAATGGGTGTAGGTGGTAAACCATATATTGAGAAACAATACAGTGTTCACAAAGGTAGTCAAAGAGTCACTAGAGCAATTCAATTAGGTTATACACATATCGAAGCTATAGTTTATGAGTGATTCATTAATATATGAAGATAAAATTTCACATTCTTTTTGTGATAAGGTTATAGATTTCTATAATACAAATTTAGATAGAAGTCAAAAACTTGTAGAGAGAGGAAAAAAATCTAATCAAATTTTTATAACAAAAGAAGATAAAATTTACAACGAATACACTGGTTTACTTAAAGATATTGTAAAAAAATATTTACAAAAATATATATGGGCAAATAATACAAACTATTTTAGTGTTTCAAAAAACATAAAAATACAATATTATAAACCTAGTGAGGGTTATCACGGTTGGCATTTTGAAAATGATGGACGTTATCCAGATATTAAAAGACATTTAGTTTTTATGACATATCTTAATAATGTTAAAGATGGTGGTACACAATTTCTATATCAAAATTATACAACTGAAGCTGTAAAAGGTAAAACTGTAATATGGCCTACTGCGTGGACACATACTCATAAAGGTAAGATTAGTACAACAAAAGAAAAATATATAATAACAGGATGGTTCGATTTCCATGAGTAACGATGCATATTTAGGTAACCCTAATTTAAAAAAAGTAAATACACCAGTTGAGTTTGGTGAACAAGAGATAATAGAATATCAAAAGTGTTCTAAGGATCCACTTTACTTTATGGAAAATTATGTTCGTATTGTTTCACTAGACGAAGGTCTTGTGCCTTTTAAGATGTACCCTTTTCAAAAAAAGATTGTTAGAACAATACACGATAATAGATTTACCATTTGTAAATTACCTAGACAGTCTGGTAAATCAACAACAACAATTTCATATCTTTTACACTATGCTTTGTTTAACCCTAACTCAAACATAGCGATACTTGCCAACAAATCATCTACTGCGAGAGATATACTTGGCCGTTTACAACTCGCTTATGAAAACTTACCTAAATGGCTTCAACAAGGTATCATTAATTGGAACAAAGGTAATATTGAGTTAGAAAACAAATCAACCATAGTCGCAGCAGCAACTTCATCATCAGCCATTCGGGGTGGTTCTTATAATATCATATTCCTTGATGAGTTTGCTTTCGTACCTGCGAATATATCTGATATGTTTTTCAGTTCAGTTTATCCTACAATATCTTCTGGTACAAAGACTAAACTAATTATAGTATCTACACCACATGGTATGAATCAATTTTATAAGATATGGACAGATGCGACTAATAAGAAAAATGATTATATACCTATCGAAGTACATTGGTCAGAGGTACCAGGTAGAGATCAAAAGTGGAAAGAAGATACGATTAGAAATACAAGTGAAGAACAATTTTCGCAAGAGTTTGAGTGTGAGTTTTTAGGTAGTGTTGATACACTTATCTCACCAGCAAAAATTAAGAACACAGTTTACATAGACCCAATACAATCTAAAGGTGGCTTAAAAATGTTTAAGAGACCATCAAAAGATCGTCTCTATGTTTGTACTGTTGATGTTGCCAGAGGTACAAACAAAGATTACTCTGCGTTTATAATATTTGATGTCACAAAAGTTGGTGATAAAATAAACTATGAAGTAGTGGCGACTTATAAAAACAACGAAGTCAAACCATTTGTTTTTCCAAATATAGTTGCTCAAACCTGTAAGGCGTATAATGAGGCACACGTTTTAGTAGAAGTAAATGATTTAGGTCAAGCGATTTCTGAAGCGATGCATTATGAGTTAGAATACCCTAACATATTAATGACAACTCAAAAGGGTAGAGCGGGTCAAATACTAGGGGCGATGTTCTCAGGTAGAGGTACGTCATTAGGGGTAAGAATGACAAAACAAATAAAAAAGGTAGGCTGTGCGAATTTTAAGACGCTTATGGAGGGTGATAAACTATTAATTAACGATTTTAACATAATTGAAGAAATGTCAACTTTTTCTCGTAAAGGTAATAGTTGGCAAGCAGAAGAGGGTACAAATGATGATTTAGTTATGTGTCTAGTTATATTTGGGTGGTTATCAAATCAACCCTACTTCAAAGAGTTATCTGATTCTAATATAAGAAGTCAGATGTATATGGAACAAGAAAAACTAATCGAACAAGATATGGCACCCTTTGGTTTTGTAGATGATGGTGTCAACAGCGATCCTGAATACGAAGAAACGATAGATGAATATGGTACCAGATGGTATCCGATAGTGAGAAAGGGTCAATAATCGTAGTTTTAGATTATTATAAATATCTACAATGATAAAAAGTTTGACTATGGGCGTAAGAAAACTTACGAATTTTGATAAACATAAACAATTAGCTAATTAAGAGGAGAATTAACCTATGGCAT